GTACGGTTTCCATGTACAAGGAGTACATGCTGGAGACATACCACAGGCGCGATCATTGGGTCGCGATGGAGGTGCGCGATGGTTGGGGCGCACCAAACAATAGGGCTTGTAACCCAGTAAGTTAACCCAGGTAGTTGTATAGGCACAACTGGCAATTGCTTACAGTGTAGTTTGATATATAGCAGAATGTCGCTCAGGAATAGGCGGATAACTACACAACGGAGCTACGGCAGTACTCGAGATCCAGCGCCGCGGTGCAAATACTCGAACCACGAAGTTCTTTAGTGAATGGCAACGTGTAATAAAATAAGGTCGTTACAGCGTAGACCTGGCCCTTGTGGTAAGTGTGTGATTAGCGCTTATCAATGCCCCCCGGCAACTCGTATAATAATTGGCAAAACCAAATCCCCGAAGCAGAAAACTGCTAAGCGTTCGTCCGCTAGAAAGACGAAAACCGTGACTGTTGTTCGTGCAATGGCACCAAGTCGCAGAACCAAGACCGTAAAGGTCATAGGTGGAAGTCAGATGAGTTCCAGCCACAAATCGTATGAAGCATATCGACAGGCGTTAATCAACCCTTTCGTCAAAGCAGCGTGCGGAGCGAGACTCCCTGGGCCGTACAGGTACCCCACCATCCCTTTCCGTCTTCAAACCGAGGTTTCAACCACAAGCAACGCCACCACAGGCGGTTTGTTGTTTTTACCGAATCCGTATTTATCCGTGATTGATTTACACCGTCTCAACGGCAACAACACGAATTCGTTTAATACGGCAACGTCAAACCTCGCTGCACTTAATAGCACCTCTGGTTTCGGTCAGTATTGCTATGGCATCTCAACTCCCGCCCAGATGAAAGGAGTCCTTTCAAACTTTCGTGTCACCGGATTCGGCATTCGAGTCTGTAACACAGCGAGTTTCTCTAATTGTCAAGGTCGTATATTTGCCTGCAAGCTGCCATGCACCAACAACACACCCCCGCTCTTCGCGATGAATCAAAACATTACTTCTACTGCTTTTGTTCCAAACATCGCCGGTCAAACTGCCGCTATAATTGGTTCCCCAGCCATGCGTGGATTGGATGATTCTGTCGTACTTGGTTGTGATCAATTGATGGATCACGACTTAGTCATCGTTAGCCGCCCCAGCGGTCCGAATCACCAATCCTTCCACGCCAGCAGCAATGATAATGTCCTCAACTCGACACTTGGAGTTGCATACGGTGACGAAATCACCGATTCCACGCAGACCATATCGACTGTCTCATTTAGCGCCGTAAACGGCATTGGTGCACAGGAGATCACTAGTTGCCAGGACCTGGAAGCAATAGCTCTTTACTGGGAAGGGGTTAGCGGAGTAGCCGTATCGTTCACCATAGAGATAATTTACCACATCGAAGGTGTCCCACCATTACAAGCCTTCCTCACAGGAGGTACAGGCGGGGTCACACCTATGCCCGAAGCTCCGGTGGCACCCGCCGCCGGCCCTGGCGTGTACGAGCGGATAGTGGGTTCGGTGACAAATATGGCCGGGATCATATTGGATAACCCAGAGACTTCACAGCGTGTATTCGAGAGCGCCCTCCGATTGCGCGGAGCACAAAATTACGGCCGAGCTTCAATGCTGGCTCTTACGCGATGAAGTTTTAAGTATCTTTGAGATCATCGGCGTAGTCGCTGATTTATGTGTCATCATTGGCACGATATGTGGTTTACATTTGTATAAAAAATTCGTAGAGTGTGAAAATTGTACAAAGTTTTATTTGGCTAATATGCCCATAACTAATTAAGTAGGTAGTATAAGTCGGATCAATCGAACAAAAACAAATAAAAATTAATGATTAAAAGATTGATGACCGCATAGCACAAGCCAAAATCCTGTGACACAAGTTAGGCGACCTTGGCCGGGTCTCTTAATGTCACGGGTCCTCGGACAGGAGCCCCGCAGACCAAGCACGCGACAGGTGTGACCCACCCTTGGCAGAAGAAGAACTGAATAATTGAAGATGGAGGTCCGCACAGGCTGTATCAAGGGGTGCCCGGCGTTTAGCCAGACGACGGTGACCGAGAAAGGGAAAATAAATGCGGTTCCCCTCGGTGTGGTTGATGATGGCCACCAAAATTACATCATCAAAAAGATTTGCAAACCAGTTTACTTTAGTCCGAGTCGATCTATCGAAGTTTGTGAATTATTTAGACTCACGTTGTCTCTCAACGGCTCTAATGGAGAGGCCACCGGGAAAGATGACGTGGAGTGTTGCATATGCATGGAACCTGTATTCCGACGACCAAATAACATGCGAGCATGGGATTGCGTCGGTCACGACTTAGGGGATAGGATAGCTGTGTCTATTTGCCACAATCATCATATTCATGAAAATTGTATGGCGCAGAGTTATCGTTACCGCGGAGCTAACGATATATCTGCCTTCCGAGAATTCCTCATAGGGGACGATCTTGGTGGGCCACTCGCGCAGCGATCCAAACCTAACGAAGGATTTCAGTGTCCCGTTTGCCTCTATTGCACCGCTCCCCCCAGGGCTCTCACCACTAACGTGTTCTTAGACTCGATGAACCTAGCTGTTTACACGAGCGTCAAGGAGTCAGTTGGTGCTCCCGCTGAAGCCGTCATGGCAAATCGAAACACCGCACGGAAATTCTCCATCCGGCGTTGCACTCAAGTAAGGCAGTTCTTGCGCGACCACCCAAATCCAAGACCGCCAATACTGCGCAACCAACCCAGAATTCCAGTGCTACCACCGCTTACACCTGAACAAATACAAAGCTTAGCTGACACAGCGACCGATAGATTAGGTGCAGTCCTCGCTCCTGCACCTAATCACGTCGTCGTGGCCCCAGTTATCGTGGCAAATCCTGCAGCGCTCCCACCCCCCCAGGTGCCCGTAGTAGCAGTACCGCCCGCCGTGCCTGCGTTGATTATTCAACCACCGGCTAACCACGTTGTAAACAACCCCGCCGTACTCCCTTTGGTGGCGTTGCCTGTTCAGAACCAAAATCCGCCACCAGCGGTGCAACTCCCACTCCCCAACGTGGGTGGCGTTGTCAATCAGCCCGTTGCTATAGCCGTAGTTGGAGCACCAGCTCCACCGGCCATTCCCGCAACGAACGTTGCACTGGGACCGATCCCAGTGGATCCTGCCGCCGCCCAACTGATCGTTGGCGAACCCGATATACGTCGAGACGTAGATCCATTTTTCTTGCCTGAATCACAAAACAATTTAGTAGAGACAGTCGTCTTCTATATTGAGAAACCCTCAGCCATGTGCATTGTTGTCATGGCTTTTCTCTTGTGTATCGCAACACTGGTGCTCATTGGCGAAGATCACTATAAAATGGCCGCGAGGTTTTTTATTTTCGTTATTTTTATTGTCGGATGGGATTGTCTAGCCTTCGCTTCTTTATGTTATAGGCAGATGTTCTCCGGCTTTGTCTGGTCTTGGATTAAGGAATTCAACAGAATCCAGCAAGAAGATATCGATTGTGTTATATACTCAGGTAGTGGTGCTAATCCCGCTCAGGGAATATACGCCACACCGATATATGGCAAATTCGATCAAATGGGCGTCGAGATAAGTGTTATTAGCACGTCTTACACTCATTACCGTCGCGTATTCATATACCGCGACGCGTTTGAATTCTTGTGGAATTTGAGAGCTGGCTGCTCCGATAACACTCTCTTAATGAGCTGGATGTTAGGTGAAGCCACCAGGAAATACAAAATAGAAAACGGATACAAAAGGTTACGCATGGAATTCACAGTCCACGTTGTTTACCAGTGCATAGTTAGCGCTAGGTTAAAAGAACGTAAAGCCCAACACCCTGGGTCGACTGCGACTTTCAATCGCGTGGCCTTCTGAGTCGCAGACCGCACGGATGGGATAAGACCTATGGAGATTTGTAAATTCGAGACGACAACGAATTTGACAGATAAACCCTTCCGTGCCTCCAACCGCTTCATAGGCGGGCCTTCCCCGTTTTACATTGATGGAGACATCCGATTCACCATAAACACTGAATTTAAAAGTGGTGAGTACTATTTCCAATTTGGGCCCTCGTTTGCGCATACAGGACGTGCAAATCGCGTCGATGCGCTGGGCATTAGGGGTGCAGTTAGGAGAGCAACAGCCGTGCGCGAACCCGATATCCCGGGTTTGCATGAGCTGCTTGAGGCTAATCAAGACCAAATATTCGCCACATACCCGTTGGCGATAGGTGAGTGGCTTAACCACTTCCATAGTACATTGAAACCAATTGTGACAGCGGTAGTTGACCCAACACAATTATTTCATACATGGCTTGAAACCGGTCCTAAGAAATTACTTAAGAAACGCGCTTTTACTGACATTATTCACAATGGCCGGGCACTACACCCCACATTTGTGAAACAAGTCGAATACAAGTGTAAGTCTGGCGAAATCTTAGAACCGGAGAAATACCTCAGAGCCATCGGCGATCTGACCACACCGGGGTCAGTTATGTGTGGTTTTTATATGGATATGGTAAAGGACGCATTTGCCGCCAATTTTAATTATCTTGGCGGCATCGCGGCCTTCATCAAACCTAAATTAGCCTCACTCCGTGAAGTTTTTAAGAATTTGATATCACCAATAGAATTCGTTCAATTCTATTATTTTAGTGACGACGCCTGCGTTGCCGTCCGTTGTACGGATGGCATATTGCGGGCTAACCTCGACATTAAAATGTGTGATGGATCGAATTTCCATCGGGTGTTCCAGTTGTTGCAGCAGGCAATGACAGTGGTGCCATTTTGGGCTCCCTATATTGGAGGCGCGTTCGCCCAATTAGAGGCCAATATGGTGATACACAACCCCGAGGATTATGCTGAAAGCGTGACTTTGAAACCTGTCGGACCGTTTTTGTTCTCCGGCTCCACTCTGACCACAGTGGTAAACAACATGGCCAACACACTTATATTTTTAGCGATAATGAACACGTTAACAAGCGATATGACTAAAGCACAAGCGATTGATGCTATACGACAAGCTGCCCGAACTGTGGGGTATATCATAAAAGTAGATGTGTGCGATGACATACAGGATTTGCAGTTCCTAAAACACTCGCCAGCAATCAATACTGACGGAGATATTGATGCTTACCTCAACCTTGGGGTCTGGCTGAGAAAATTCGGGAGATGTAAAGGGGAAATGCCATCGCGAAAGGGGGAGTGCTTAGCTGAACGCATAGCTAAGTATAATAGTGAGGTAGTAAGGTCACGAGTTGAGTCAGGCAACCATTGCCTACACGACGCCTTCCTCACCAAAGTAGTATCAACTGATGCTAGGTTTGCGACTTTTGTAGCGAAGGACAAGAGTTTCACCGAGGACGTCAGCGGTAGCCAGCTGGGAAGAATTCCCGATAATGAGTTGTGCAAGCGGTACAAAGTTTCAGTAGAAGCCTTGAACCATTTTTGCAGCCTAATCGTGGAGAGCCAGCCAGGGCAACTGATCAGTCATCCGGTTGCGCGAGCGATCATGATGAAGGATTATGGATACGAGTAACCCGGCGGGGTTGTCGAGGGGTAATATCGACGTAAAGAAAAAGAATAGATTTGGAGTGTTTGTTTATGCAAACTACCAGAC